TGGAATTGAAGCGCGAGCAGATGATCAGAGATGATGATTACCGAAGAGATCAACTAGCGCAGGACTTAATGCTCAAGAAGTACGAACTTGAGTTAAAGTACGGCACACAGATTAGCACTGCCGAGATTGACGCGAGGCAGGCTATGGACAGAGAGGCAATGCAACAGCAGACGGCTCTTGTGCAAAGTGCGGTGCAAGCCGCAAGTCAAGTGCAAGCGCCGCCGGTTCAGCAAGTGCCACCCATCAACCTTAGTGGAATGGTTTAAATGAGTGATGAAGCAGTACGCAAAGGCCAAAAGGCTAATCAGTTGGCTAATGACGAGGTCTTTTCGGCGGTATTGGAAAAGATGAGAAATGACCAGTATTGGATTTTTGAGTCTACTAAACCCGAAGAAACCGCCAAGCGCGAGATTGCCTGGTCAATGCTAAAGGCTATTGAAAACTTCCGCATTGAAGTCACCAAGATGGTGGACAACGGCAAGGTGGCACAGCGTGCCATTGAACGCGCAACCAAAAATATTGTTTAATTAGGAAATAGACCATGCAAACAGTCGCACCAACGCCAGCAGGCAGTGCAGTACAAGGTCCAATGAATGTGGCTGAAGCAGCCAATGCACTTGCAGGATTGCTGCCCGAAGAGGGACAACAGGAAGACGGCGAGGCGCAGTTGCCCGAAGAGGGCGCGGCGGCAGACGAGGAGTTATCAGCAGACGCAGACGCGGCTGATGATGAAACAGATGCCGAACAATCCGAGTTAGATGAAGACACCGAGGAGCAAGAACAGCCACAAGTCTTCTCCGTCAAAGTTGACGGCAAAGAAGTCGAAGTGACACTGGACGAGCTACAAAAAGGCTATTCAAGGACTCAGGATTACACACGCAAAACGCAGCAAATTGCAGAGGCGCGAAAGCAGACCGATGCAGAGTTGCAGGCAGTGCGTGCCGAGCGAGAACAGTATGCACAGTTATTGAGTGCGTTGGAATCACAGGTTCAGCAAGCAGCGCAGCCGAACATTGATTGGGATCGTCTTTATCAGGAAGACCCCATCGAATGGGTAAGGCAGCGCGAGGTGATGCGGGATAACCAAGACAGGGCAGCAGCTATTCAAAGTGAGCAGCAGCGCCTTAATCAGTTATCTCAGCAAGAGCAAGCACAGTTTATGCAGCAGAAATTGCAGCAGGAGCAAGAGGCTTTATTGGCGGCCATCCCTGATTGGAAGGACGCAAAGAAGGCTCAAGCTGAAAAGGCTTTGCTTATGGAATTCGGTCAAAAGATTGGATTCACACCAAGTGAGTTGAAGAATGTGGTGGATCACAGGGCAGTCTTGATGTTGCGTAAGGCAGCACTCTACGACCAGATGATGTCCAAGAGGGGCAGCATTAAGCCAGTGACCAACAACGGCCCTCGGCCTGCCAAGCCTGGTGCAGCAGGAAGAATCTCAAATACGACTGAAGCGGTTCGAGCACAACAGCGCGTCGCTAAAACTGGCCGCGTCGATGATGCGGCTAATGCAATCTTCCAACTTTTGAAATAAGGAATAAATCATGGCTATCGTAACGAACACGTTCACGACCTACTCTGCAAAGGGTATTCGTGAAGACTTGAGCAATGTGATCACAAACATTTCTCCCGAAGAAACCCCCTATATGTCCAACATTGGACGCGAAAGCATCACCAACACTTTGTTTGAATGGCAAACAGATGCACTCGATTCAGCTGCCGCCAATGCACAGCTTGAGGGTGATGATGTAACTTTTAACTCAGTGACAGCTACTGTTCGCTTGACCAACTACGCTCAGATTTCACGCAAGACTATTGTCTTGTCGAACACTGAAGAAGTTGTCAACAAAGCAGGCCGCCGTTCTGAGTTGGCCTATCAGATCGCCAAGCGCGGTTCTGAATTGAAGCGTGACCAAGAGTTTGTGATGTTGAACGGCGGCATTGCTGTTGCCGGTAACACCACCACAGCTCGCGTGACTGCCTCTTTGCAGGCTTTCATCAAAACCAACGTGGACTATGACACCACCAACGGCGTAAATCCTAGCTACACCACCTTGCCTAACTCAGCTCGTACTGACGGCACTGTGCGTACTTTCACTGAAACCATTCTTAAGAATGTGATTCAAAAAGTATGGACACAAGGCGGCACACCTAAGATTTTGATGGTTGGTCCAGTCAACAAGCAGCGCGTGTCAGGTTTCTCTGGCATCGCATCTGCTCGCTACAACATCAATGGCGGTGATCGTCCTGCAACCATCATTGGTGCAGCCGACATCTACGTCAGCGATTTTGGTCAGGTTCAAGTTGTTCCTAACCGCTTCCAGCGCGAGCGTGACGCTTGGGTGATCGATCCTGAGTACGCGAAGATGACTACCCTGCGTCCTTACCAACAAGTCGAGTTGGCAAAGACTGGTGACGCTGAGAAGCGTATGCTTTTGGTCGAATGGGGCCACAAAGTCTTGGCAGAAAACGCTCATGGTCTGGCAGCAGACTTGGTAACTTCTTAATCGAAGCAAAGGAAGAGGGGGGAGCAATCCCCCCTTTTTTATATGGAAAAAAGAATATTCAACGAAGACAAAGACCTTGGCATCACGCGCTACTGGCACTACAACAATGAGACTGATGAGGCAACGATTCAGACTCAGCAGGATGTAACCGACATCATTGAAGAGAACAAGCAAGAATTCAACATGGTTGATGAGCGTGCTGGCTGGAAGGGTGAGTTTCATCGCGTTGCAAGCATTCCTATGTCTATATATTCACAGCTCAAGGCAGAAGGCAAGCTGGATGATCAGGAATATATGAAGCGCTGGCTAAACTCAGATGAGAACAGATTTTTTCGCGTAAGGCCAGGAAAAGTATGAAATACATCGCAGTAGCAACACCAGCGCGTGACATGGTCCACACCATGTTTACCTATGATCTTGTCAACATGGTGGCGTATCACACATTAAACACCAATGATGCCATCAGCTTGAAAATATCACAGGGTACGCTTATCGCCAATCAGCGAGCTGAATTGTGCCTAGATGCTATGCGTGAAAAATGCACTCATGTGCTTTTTATTGATTCAGATATGCGGTTTCCGCAGGACATGATTGAGCGTTTGCTGCAACATGACTTGGACATTGTGGCTACCAACTGCGCTCGCAGACGTATGCCCACAGGACCCACTGCACAGATTTACAAAGAGAATGGCGAGCGTGAGCTGGTTTATACGATGCCCGAAACAACTGGCCTGCAAGAAGTTGGCTCAGTTGGCATGGGTGTGATGCTGATCAAGGCCAATGTATTTGCGGCATTGTCAGAGCCTTGGTTTGAAACACCTTGGCGGCATGACAAGCGTGGGTATATTGGAGAGGATGTTTTCTTCTGTAAGAAAGCTAGAGAGGCAGGCTTTAAGATATGGATTGATCACGATGTGAGCAAGGAAATAGGCCACATTGGGATGTTTGAATTCAAGCATGACCATACTTGGGTGATGCGTGAAGTCGAGGAAAAGGAAAAGGTTACCTAATGGCACTCACGACTTATGCAGAGCTGAAAACCTCGGTTGGCGACTGGCTAAACCGCACTGACTTGGCTACAGCCATTTCAGACTTTGTCAGCTTGGCAGAGGCTCAGATTGAGCGCCAGTTGCGTACACGCCAAATGATTGTGCGTGCCAATGCAACATTTGCGGCGGCTGCTGAATATGGCACTGTGCCTGATGACTTCTTGGAAGTCAAAGCCATCAAGATGAATACCAATCCAGTTACCAATCTGACATTCCAAACCATTGATGCAATGGATTCGCTGTCGAATACGACTTACCTGTCATCAGGCAAGCCACTGTATTTCAGTGTGGTAGGCAATCAATTCAGATTGTTGCCAATTCCTGATGGTGCATACACTGCCGAGTTGGTCTACTATGCAAAATTGGCTAAGTTATCAAACGCAAACACTACCAACTGGCTGCTGACTCAAGCGCCTGATGTTTATTTGTATGGCTCACTCTTACAGGCTGCGCCATACTTGCAAGACGATGCGAGAATACCTGTATGGTCATCGCTGTACCAAGCAGGACTAGATCAGTTGCAGATTGCAGATGATCGCGGTTCTACATCTGGCGGCGCGATTATGTCAAGAGCAAGGACATTTGGATGATAGTTAACACCACCAAAGGCGAGATGGATGACTCATTGCTAGAAAAGCGTGAGGGTTCATTAGAAAACGATACCGAGACAACGAGCTGGGTAGAGTATTGGCTAGATGGTGAGTTGGTGCATCGATCTGTCCACATGGCGCTGAAGAGCAGCGTCTTTGCCGATGGAATCAGTCAGTCGATTGGCTAATATGGCTGGAAAAATAAAACAATCAGAAGCTGAAAGATTCATGTCTCATGTACATAAACATGATTCTGGTTGTTGGTTATGGACGGCATATTGCATGAAGAGTGGATATGGATTTTTTAGAATGCCAGAAAGACATGAGTTAGCGCATAGAGTTTCGTATCGTTTATTCAATGGGCAAATTGATGCAAGAGATGTAATGCACAAATGTGATGTGAGAAATTGCGTCAATCCAGAACATCTTGTTTTAGGAACAAGATTAGAGAATATGCAAGATGCCAAACTTAAAGGAAGAATGAGTGTTGGTGAAAAGCATGGACGATCAAAGTTGACAAGCGATCAAGTTGATTTGATAAAAAAATCAATTAAATTGCAAAAAGAAATTGCATTGGAATTTGGTATCACTCAAAGCCATGTAAGCTGTTTAAAATCAGGCAAGAAGTGGCAACATCAAAATGTAAATTGGGTATAACCCAAGAAGGGAACTATCATCGCTAATACCCAATCAATGTGTACAAGTTTCAAAGGTGAGCTGCTTGTCGGCCATCACAATTTTGGCACTGGCGTTGTTCGCGCTGCCACTACAGCAGACACTTTCAAGGCTGCCTTGTACTTGGCCTCTGCCACTGTCAATGCGGCCACTACAGCCTACAGCTCTACAAATGAGGTGACAGGCACAGGCTACACCGCAGGCGGCGTTACAGTGACCTTTGGCACTGCACCAAGCACCAGTGGCACTACAGCCTTTGTGACCCCAAGCGCCAGCATTAGCTACTCTGCTGTGACCTTATCTACAGCCTTTGACGCGGTCTTGATCTATAACTCGACTCAGTCAAACAAGGCAGTCAGCGTGCATACATTTGGCAGTCAGACTGTGACTGCCGGAACATTCACCTTGACCATGCCGACCAATGATGCAAGCACTGGCCTGATCAGGCTGGCTTAATTAAGGGGCAGCGGCATGGCTGCTTATGGAACAGGCTACTATGGTCTAGGTGCTTATGGCATCGGCAATGTCGTTATCAGCGGCAATGCGTCTACTGCTGCTGTTGGCACGCTATTAACAGACAGATCAATCCAAGAAGATGGGACTATTGCCACAGGTAATGTCGGCACAGTCGGCTTAACTGTATCTGTTGCCATCACAGGCAATGCAGCCACTGGCGCTGTTGGCTCTGTAACACCTACATTTGTACAAGCCGTCACAGGCAATGCGTCAAGCCTGGCAGTTGGCAGCGTCACTCAGTCTGCTGCAATTGACTTAGTCGGCAATTTATCTACTGGTGATGTTGGTTCTGTTGGCCTTACAAGTACCAAAGCAGTTACAGGAAACGCTGCGACTGGTGCTGTCGGCACTATAGGCGCAGAGGTTATATCGTTCCAAGATATTACTGGCGTGGGCGGTACAGGATCAGTCGGCAGCGTATCAAATGTCATATCCATAGGGATAATTGGGGTTCAGTCTATTGGCGCTGCTGGCATCATGATTGGCTTTGGATGGGGTGCTATTCCAAACACATCCGAAAGCTGGGAAGCAGTTGCAGACACATCAGAAAGTTGGACTGATTTGGGGGACAATTCAGTCACTTGGCAAGAGGCCGCATAGGAGTTTTCAGCATGGCAGATACCACCACAACCAATCTTTTACTGACCAAACCAGAGGTCGGCGCGTCAACAGACACATGGGGAACCAAGATCAATACCGACTTAGACAGCGTTGACGCTGTCTTTGCGGCAAACGGCACTGGTACATCAGTTGGCTTGAATGTAGGCGCTGGTAAGGTTTTGACTGTTGGAGGTATTGCATCTCATGCAGCAGGCTCTGCGGCTGCGCCAACCATTACCGCCACAGGCGAC